AGCGGATTGTTAACCAGTAGCAGCATTGAGATTGACAAGATTTACAACCCCAACGTCGGCAAGTACGATGTGGTGGTGACTACCGGCCCAAGCTACAGCACCAAACGGGTGGAGACTCGGGAAGAAATGGCAAACCTGCTGCAAGGCAACCCGCAACTGTGGGCTGTGGCTGGCGACCTGTTTGTCAAGAACATGGATTGGCCTGGTGCTGACGAGTTGGCTAAACGGCTGGCTAAGACCATTGACCCCAAACTCATGGGTGATGACAACGACCCAGCCCTGCAAGCCGCCAATATGCAGATGCAGGCTATGGGTCAGGAAATGCAGCAGATGCAAGAAATGCTGCAAAACGTCCAGCAGTCGATGGAAGCGCAGACGCTAAAAGTCAAAGAATTTGAAGCCGAGGTCAAGGCATACGATGCTGAAACCAAGCGTATTAGTGCAGTGCAGGCCGGTATGACTGAGCAGCAGATTCAAGACATTGCTATGGGCGTGGTTGCTGCGGCAATGGAATCGCAAGGCGGTCAAATGCCGGATATGCCAGAGCAGCAGATGGACGTTGAAGGAGCCATGCAATGACCGCCGCGCAACTGATGGGCATACTGTTTTTGGGCCGTAACGTGGCCCATTCGGTGCATTTGAACACTCGCAGCTACTCCAAGCACATGGCGTTGAACACGTTCTACGACAGCGTAATTGATGTGGCGGATGCGTTTGCCGAAGCCTACCAGGGTCGAAATGGCCTGATTGGCCCCATTGCAATCCCTGCCGCCAAGAAGACGACCAACATCATTGAGTTCTTGCAAGACCAACTTGCAGAGATCGAAAAGGGTCGATACGATGTGTGCGACAAGTCTGACTCTACGTTGCAGCAACTGATAGATAATATCGTCGAGTTGTACCTAACAAGTATTTACAAATTAAAATACCTTGCATGAAACGTGCAGAAGCAAAAGCTCAAGGCTTAAAGTTTTATGACACGGGTAAGCCGTGCAAACACGGGCATTTGTCGGACAGATATGCAAGCACTGCTATTTGTGTTGAATGCGTAAAAATTTCAGGCGTTGGTAGGTATAAAAACAACCGAGACGCCCAATACGCTTCTTGGCGCAAATGGTACGAAGCAAATAAAGAAACGCATAACACAAGGGTTAAACGTTGGCAGTCGGAAAACAAAGACAAAGTTCGGGAGGACGCAAAGGCATGGGCCAAAGCAAATCCTGAAAAAGTTAAAGCCAAAACGTTGCGGCACATTAAAAAACACCCAGAAGCATACACCGCACGGTCTGTTGCAAGTGTTGCGAGAAGAGCTAAACGTGTGCCACAATGGCTTACTTTGGATGATCGGTGGATGATGCAAGAAGCGTATAAATTGGCAAAATTACGAACCCAAATGTTTGGGTTTATTTGGGAAGTTGATCACATCATTCCTTTACGTGGTGAACTTGTATCGGGGTTACACGTGCCAACAAATTTGCAAGTGCTACCAAAAACAGAAAACCGAAATAAACGAAATCATTATTTTTTGGCGTAAGGAAACATCATGGCAAACTATATGCAATTGGCCGAAACCAAGCAGGTCAAGGTTGGCGCAGGCAAGCTGTACGGAATTTTTGTTTCCGCAACTTCTAGCGGTACTTTGGTTATTTATGATTCTCAGTCATCAAGTACAGGCGACCCAAAAATTTCCGATACGATCACTTTGACTGCTGGCACAACGTACCTAAACATCCCTGCTGGTTTGTTTTTTAACAAAGGGTTGTACATTGTGCTTGGCGGTACTTCGGCATCATTTACTGTTGCCTACGAATAAAGGTAAATCATGACCGCACTTGCCACGCCACCCAAACTCCAATTTTTGGACGCTAACGGTGCGCCGTTGGTAGGCGGCAAACTGTACACCTACGCTGCTGGTACGACAACGCCACAAGTCACCTACACCGACTTTGGCGGTGGTACTGCCAATGCTAACCCCGTCATCCTAGACAGCCGTGGCGAGGCTTCTGTGTGGCTTGGCACGGCCTTGTACAAGATGGCCTTGTACAGCGCCACCAATGTACTGATTTGGACGGTGGACAACATTGGCGGGTTTGCTACCTTGGCGCAATTGGCAGCATCTGGTGGTAGTTCATTGGTGGGATACCTGCCTGCCGGTACGGGGGCTGTGGCTACGACTGTGCAGACTAAGCTGCGGGAGAGTGTGAGCGTCAAAGACTTTGGGGCCGTAGGCAACGGCGTGGCTGACGACACTGCGGCAATTCAAGCAGCAATCAACACCGGGTTTGACCTGATATTTCCCGACGGTGGTTACAACGCTAACAACCTGACGCAATCAACCAACTTTCAAAGGTTCTATGCCTCCGGGCAAGTCAACATCATCAAAAACGCCAACGGTGCTTTGTTTACCGGCTCTGGCAACTATGTTGAATTTAATGGAATTCAGTTTTTAGGTACAGGGTATACAGGTAATAACGTCGTTCTTACTGGTAGCAACCCGCGCCTCCTTAACTGCTCAAGCTACGGCACACCGGGCAGGGCGCTGAAAGCAACAGGCGGTCATGTTCAGATTATTGGCACAAGCGGAATTTACGCCACGACTGACGCGACAGGAACGGGATATGACATTGAAATTGGTGTCAGCGGAACATCAACCCTGTATCACCAACTGAGCGGCGTTTATTCGTCGCAGGCTACTGGCGGCATACTGCTGATTGATACCGGTTCTCATGTCATTTCTGGTGGGCAGTTTGGCAAGCTGACCATACAATCTGGAACCTCGCCAGCCGGTGTGAATGGCGGCATGACTATTGGCGCTCGTATTCTTGGTAATGTTTCTGTCGGGCTATCTAGTGCTATTTTGTCAGCCAATCAATTTAGCGCGGTGAATATTAATTTTCTTCTTGGCACAGCTTCTTGCCGCCTTGATGCCAGTAATGTCTATGCTGTTGGTGCAACCGTCACCAATAGCGGCAATACCAATAACCTCATCATTCGTGAAGTATCAACCGGGTCAACTCAACAGTTAAAATTTGGCCCTGACACATCCACGGCAGTTCTGACGATTGACGGCACAAGTCCTACGGAGCAATGGTTATTTTCGGGCGGCACTGTTTTGCCAAATAATCGCGCCTACAAAACAACATTGGCAAGCGGAACAGTTGTAAATGCGACATCTATGTCAACTGGCAATGTACTTTCTTTTGGAAACGTGTCTGTAACACGAGTTGATATTGCAGGGCCATCTATCAACATGAATACGTCAGCTGGTACGCAAGTACAAGTAACGGACGGCGAGTTTCGGCCTTTTTCTGACAACGCAAAAACGCTTGGAACAGCGGCTCTCCGCTGGTCTGTTGTCTATGCCGCCACTGGCACGATTAACACTTCTGATGGCCGTAGCAAGCAGGACGTAGCAAACCTCGATATTGCCGAACGGCGCGTTGCAGTTGCGCTGAAAGGCTTGGTCAAAAAGTTTCGCTTCAAAGATTCAGTTCAGGCCAAAGGCGATGCAGCCCGTATTCACGTTGGCGTGGTTGCTCAGGAAGTTATAGCGGCGTTTGAGGCGGAGGGGCTGGACGCAAACCGTTATGCCATTGTCTGTTATGACGAGTGGGACGCCGAGCCAGAAGTCAATGGCGAAGACGGCAGCGTGATTTCTCCTGCGCGTGAAGCTGGCAACCGCTACGGCGTGCGCTACGAAGAACTGCTGGCCTTCATTATCTCGGCGCTATGACCCACACCGCCACCGGCCTAATCCTCGCGTATATGCGTTTCTGCGGCTTCCAAGGCTGGACGAGCTTCTGGAACGTCATTTACCTTGCCCCCGGCTACGAGCATCACGCTGCCCTGATCCGCCACGAGCGCAAGCACCTGGAGCAGATGCAGCGGGATGGCAAGCTGGTCTACCTGATCAAGTACAGCTACTGGCTGATCAGGTACGGCTACCATCAGAACCCCTACGAAGTCGAAGCTAGAGCGGCTGAACTTTAGAGAGATGAATCATGACTGACGATGATTTCCGACGCCTTGAAAGCAAGGTCGACAAACTAACCGACGCCGTAGGCAAGTTGATTCTTTTTGAAGAACGTCAGGCCACGCAGGGCGAACGCATTGGCAACATTGAAGTCAAGCTAGGTATTCACGATGCCACTTTGCAGCGCATTGACAAGAAGGTCGACCAGTGGGTCAATCGCGGCGTCGGTGTCTGGGCTGCGGCAGCCATCGTGTTTGCAGTGGTCAAATACTTAGACAAATGACACCGCACTTCAGCTTGGAAGAATTCACCGCCAGCGACACGGCGGCCAGGCTGGGCATTGACAATCGCTTGCCAGATGAACTGCGCGAAAACGCGCTGAAAACGCTAGAAATGATGGAGCGTATTCGGTTCCACATCGACGCACCCATCACAATAACGTCAGGATACCGCTGCAAGGCTCTAAACGGCGTCATAGGCTCCAAACCGGGGTCAGACCATACATTGGCCTTCGCTTGTGACTTCAAGGCTCCAAAGGCTGGTACGCCATTCCAAATCGCCGCAAGCCTGGCGCCTGTTTTCAAGATCATTGGTATCGGGCAACTCATCCTTGAGTTTGGCACCTGGGTTCACGTTAGCACCCGCATACCCGACAAGGTGATCAACCGCATCATCACGATTGACAAAGACGGCACGAGGGCAGGCATATGGCAGACTTAACTGGCATCGGGGCAGCCGCGACTGCGGTCAAAGAAGTTGTTGGGATGTTCTTTCCCGACAAAACAGAGCAAGAAAAGCAGCAGATTGCTTTTACATTGGCGGTTATCCAGACCCAAACAGACACCAACAAGGAAGAGGCCAAACACCCCAGCGTCTTTGTGTCCGGCTGGCGTCCAGGCGTGGGTTGGGTCTGCGTAGCTGCCTGCGGCTGGAACTGGATTGGCCTGCCTGTTGCTAAGGTAATAGCTGTTATCTTAGGTCATCCAATTGATTTGGCACCGGCAGACCTGACTGAGATGCTGCCAATTCTTATGGGTATGCTTGGTCTGGGTGGCCTCCGCACCCTTGAAAAGTTACAAGGCCGCGCTGCGAAGTAACTTCATGGCATCCCGCAGGTCTTGACGTAGCTGTTCAATCGCCTCCTGCTGGGCCTGTAGCCGTAGGTAGGCGTCTAGGGCGAACTTGTCCAGTGTCGCTCTCTCCCAAGCCGGGAAGTTCGGTAAATCGTTCAATTTGGTTCCTTATCCATTCGGGGCCGCCAAGTTTAATCAACTTGATGCGCTGAGTTTGAGTTAGCTTGATTGAGTAGAACACGTTCAGCGGTTCGCCAAGTCGTTTGGCACTCATTGCATCAACCCCGCCCACACGCCCATTTTACGGTGGGTTTTTGCTGTCAGGTAGGCGCTGAAAGTCTGGTTGATTGCAGGTTTTGGCGGCGGCTTCTTAGCATCTGACCCAGCACCCTCGGCATAAATCGGTGCGTAATGGCCTGTCTTATCAAGTTCATACGACACGATGCGCAGACGATCCTTGCGCCGCAGAACTTGAACAATGTTGCGCACTGAGGTCATGGGCCAGTCAAGTTGCAACTGTAGTTCGTAGTTTGTCATTGGGCCAATAGTTGCGAGTGCGTGTAGCACGGTTGCTTGGCGTTGGCTAATTTCTGTCATGGTTTCTTCTTTGGTAGGGGAGCCCAAAAATCCCAGAACTGGGTTTCATTGGGCCGGTGTACATACTGACCCAGCGAAGCCACGCCACCGCGCCCAAGCAAAAGGATTTTCACACCGGTTGGTGTCGTGTGATCAATGGGTATCCAGTAATAGTCGGTGGAAACTACCGCAGCTTTGGTGCTATCCAGACGGAACCTTTGCTCCATCTCGATCCGCTCAAACTCGTCGTCTTCAGTGATCATGTCACCCTCCTAATTCCAATTGCAAAACTCAGCCACGCCAGTTCAATCCACCAGTCCTCTTCGACATTGATGGCAACGGCAGGCCAAAGAAAAATAGCGGTGCTGCTGGTCTTGGTGTAGATCATGTGTTGCGCTCCTTTAGTTTGGTTTGTATGCGCTGAAACGCAACCAGATAATTCCCGCGCTCTGCAAGCTGACAGGCTTCCAAAAACTCCTCGTCCGTCAGCCCTACCCACGGGCGCTGTGCTGCTATCCACTTGACGTAGAGGGGTACTGGCGGCACATCAACAACAGTTGGTGCTGAAATGTGTGTCGGCTTTGCCCAGTAAAAGCCCTTATGGGGGTGGTAATACGCCACCGGCTCCTGCTCTGGCTGCTCCAGTGCTTTGCGTAGGGCAATGATGGCTTCTACGATGTGCGTGTACTTGGTCACATAACGCTCATCTTCCAACGCCTCCAGCGCCTGTTGCATTACTTCTCTGTCAGTCATGATTGCTCCTTGTTTTCTTCCGCATCCAAGCAAAACATCTCGACGACTTCTTCTAGGTCACAGCATCGGTTCTGGTAGTGGCAAGCCAGTTCAAGCGCCTTCTGAAAGTCAGCGTAGTCCACCTTGTATGGCCCGACTGTGTATCGTGGTAGGTTCTCACGTTCGCAGCCTGACTTCTTGCAATAGCCGCCGCAGCTTGAGCATTGGGTCACTCCACACCCCCGTTCTGCGCCCACTGCGCGGCTTTGGTCATGTCAAGTACCCCACAAAGAAAGCAAACGCCGCAAGCGAGATCGTGGTGATCGCTACCGCAATGGTTAGTGCTACCCAGTCGGGTTTGTACAGGTCTTCGATGTCGTCGTCTTGGTTGTGGTCAGTCATGTCCGGTTCCCCCGGCTCGGCAAGCTAAATGCTCGCAGGCTACCCTCGCGTGGTACCTGTGCGGTGTAGTCACCGTCACCCGTTTTGTAGTGGCCGCGCTGCCACAGGTCGTTCTCCGGTGCTTTGACTTCTCCGGGCAGTTTCTTGCGCTCGGTGTACTTGCCCATCGACTGCCGCGCTTCCCGGCTCAAGGTTAGGCTCGGAGTACGCACCATGTGAGTCGGTGTGCGGTTCACTTTGATCTCTTCTAGGATGCTCATAGCGGACTCTCTTCGTGGTTGTTGGGGTTGAACGGCAGCTTGCCCATTGGCACTGCTGGGGGTAGTTCAGTAGGGAAGGGCCAAATGCTCATGTTGCCTTCTCCGCATCAGACAAAAACTTCCGCAAGCGTTTGATCCTGGCGTCCTCGTAGGACACCACACTGCTGGCATATTCAACCGCACTGTGGGCTTCCAGCCGGTGCAGTTCAGCTTCTGCCAACTCTGTTGCTGCCATCTCCACAGGGGTAAGGCGTCTGATAATCCGTTTAAGTTGTTGCGTAATAGTCATGGTTTTTTTCCTTCTTTCAAAATCTCCAACCGTTCCCGATTGGCTCTCATGGTGCAGTAGCGCTGGTGAATGCGCTCCAGCATGGACACTCTGCGGTGCTTTAGTCGTTCCTCGTCCAGCAAAACCAATAGATCGGCTTCACTGTAGTTGGGCAGGTTGCTTTGGAAGGTTCTCCAGGTCAGCAATTTTTTTCTCCAGTTCGGTGATATGGGCGGTCACCTTGTTGTAAGCCCGTGACGCACTGTTATGCGTCCGGGTGCGGATTGCAAGTTCGGCCTGTGCAGCCCTCAACTTAGCTTTGAGTTGGGTAAGTTTCGTCATGTCAAGAAGTTTATCACAAGTAATTTGTTATTTGGAATCTTTCTTCAACATCATTCCTGATGCTGTACCGGGGTCAATCACGATCCATCCGTTCTCATGGACTTCAATCAGCTTGGCGTCTATCAAGTTGTTGATGTACCGAGCGTCTTTGCCATCAATCAAGTTTCGGCGTGAGCCATCTGCCTTTGAGCCAGGAAAGTTTGATATGCCATTGGCAACGGCGTACTCGCGCATCACTGACTTGGTAACGTAAGGTGCGCCACCTCGATCTTCTGCGTCTCCTTTCCACCAGGCTTTTTCAAAGTCCGCAAACCCAAGCGACTTATCTTTCTGCTTTGTTTCCGGCACTTCGCCCTTGATTACCACTGCGCTAGTGACGGCCTCGCCATCCTCATCAAACCAGCCGGGTATCGCCACCGAATCCAAGTCAACATAGACCGGCGCTGCCATCTCGGCGTCTTTGCTCTTGCGCTGCACGATCTCAATGGACTTGTCGCCCTTGGCGGGTATAACGCTGATCTCAATGTCCAAGGCTCCACGCCATGCAGATGAGCCACGCGCACGGTGCTGGGCTTCCTCACTGACGCCTGTGTGGTGAACCAGAATGACGGTGCAGCCAAACTCTTGCATGAGTGCCGCGCAGGCGTCCAGCATGGTCTTGGCGTCCTGTGCGCTGTTCTCGTCACCGGCCATGAAGCGGTGCAGGGTGTCGACCGTGATCACATCAGGCTTGATCTTGAGCGCCCGTATGGCTTCCACCACCTTCAGATAACCTTCTGGTGTATTCAGGTCACATCCAGCCTCAGATGACCAAAAACTTGGATCAGAAATATTGTTTTTATGCCCCCAAGCTGCAAGCCTGCTTTTTAAACCGTGATGCCCTTCGCCTGCCAAATAAACAATGTTGCCGGGTCTGACCTTGTGGCCGAACCAAGTGGCTTTGCCACTAGCAATGTGCAACATCCAATCCAGCACCACAAACGTCTTACCGCCGCCACTAGGGCCGTGAATCATTACCAGCGCCTTGTCCTGAATCCAGTGCTTTACAAGCCATGAGATCGGCGCAGGCTGCGAAGCTGTAATGATAAATTTGTTGAGTTTGTATTCAGAAGTTGACGGCTTAAGCAACAAGGCCAAGTCATGCCCCGCTTGGACGTAATCATTGGCGTCACCAAGGACGGGCGGTGTTGTCATGCGTACCCCATACTTGGCACTGGCTTGCTCGGCATAGCGTTGCCCCACTCCACTGGCGTCATGGTCAGCCACAATGCAAATGTCTAGCGTCGGGTGACCTTCCTTTAGGATGCCCGTCACCGGCACCAAGTTGCTGGCGCTGTAAGCCACCGCGCAGGGCTGGCCTGTGACCTCGGCAATGGTGGCAGCCGTGGCGAATCCCTCGGCAATGTAGAGCGTGGTGGCGTCATCCATGCTGCCGACCAGCCAGTACATCGAGCCGGTCTGTCCACCAGGGTGATACAGCTTGCCGCCCTGATGGTCAATGTACTGGATGCTAGAGAGTTCGCCGTCTTCGTTGTACAGGGGAACCATCAGCCTGCCGTCACCCGTGATCCTTGCGCCATGCGTCTTGATGCCCTTGCGTTGCAAGTACGGATGCTCGGGACTTGCTGCGCCTGCCTGCGACCAGATGAGATCGACAGTGTTGGCGGCCACCTCACGCGCCTTCTTTACCTCGGCATCACGCTGGGTCTTGGCCTCCGCTAGTCGCCGGGACTGCGCCATTTCCTCTACCGGCGTCAGACTGCGGCCAATGTCTGCTTTCCAACTAGATTCAAAGCCAGAGCGCCAGCAGCCAAAGCGCCCTGCTGGTACGCCATCACTAAAGACTACATACCAACCCGGCTTATCGTGGCCCTTTTCGCCTTTGGTGCCTGAGTTAAAGCGGTGCAACTTGCCGTCAAGGTAGATCACATCTGGTGGCTTCAAACCTGCGCCAAGCATGGCGTCTTTGAGTTGGATGTCAGGTGCATCAACCTGCTTTTGAGAGGGCGGCGACCAAGGGCCACCGAGGATATTTGATAGGTCACTCATCTTTTTTCATCTTTCGTCATAAAGTTGTTGACACTGTACCATGAACTTGTGCTACACTGCAACCACGTTCCGAACTGAGTTACAGACGGGAACGCAAACTAGGAGAGCCAAATGGCTATATCGTTGAAACGTACCGGCGGCATGATTGCCAATGGCGTGAAGTTGCTTGTCTACGGACAGGCGGGGGCTGGCAAGACCAGTCTGATTAAGACTTTACCGCATCCTGTGGTGTTGTCTGCTGAAGGTGGCCTGTTGTCCATTGCGGACGCAGACCTGCCTTACATTGAGATCGCCAGTATGGACGACTTACGCGAGGCTTACGCTTGGGTTATTGAATCCGAGTACAAGTCAGTGGCGCTGGATT